ACCAACTTAAATCACTTCTTGCAGTTCTGAAGCCGGCACAGACCACTTCTAATGAGCAAAAAGCCGACAATGTGGAAATAATCACTTTAACCGACTTAAAACAATCATTAGAAACATGGAAAATCTAACCATCGATGCCGTAAAGGCTGTAATCGCTGAAGCAGGTGAGGCCATCAAATCAAAGGCTATCAACGCAGAAGCAAAGGCAAACGAAGCCTTCGAAAAGGCTGAAACATTGCTAAAATCATTGGACAATGTCCTAACCAAGTCAGAGGCACAAGAAATGCAGAAGCAACTTGACGCTTTGGACATCGCTATGCAAAAAAGTGCAGTAGAGAAAGAAGTAAAATCTGAAGACTTCCGCTCTGCATTCATTAAGGCTTACGAGCCAATCCAGAAAGAAATCGCTCGCTTGAAGTCTGATCCAAACGCTAGATTGAAAGCACCTTTGACTTTCGAAATCAATGAGAAGACCGTAGGTGCTATCTCTTTGGCTTCTACTATCTCTAACGTAGCTTCTTCTGGTCAGGTAACTATCTCTGAGTTTACAGGGGTTGTATCTCCAATCAGACAAAGACTTCTTACTTACCTATCTAACGTGTCTGTTGGTGCTATCGGTACTCAGTACGCTGTATGGGTTGAAGAATACGATCAGGAAGGTACTCCAGTATTCATCGCAGAAGGTATCGAGAAGACTGCGTTGGATGTTCAGTACAAAGAGCAGAGAGCAAAAGTAGAGAAGATCGGTGTTCACATGAAAGTGACAATGGAACTTCTTGAGGACGCTGCATACCTTGCTTCTTACATTCAGCAGAATGGTGTTAAGCGAGTTGAGACTGTAATTGAGAATCAGTTGTTCACAGGTAACGGTTCTTCTCCACAGCTTCAAGGATTGCTTGGTAAGTCTACCACTTTCACAGGTGGATCAATGGCTGGTGGTGTTGAGTCTGCTACTAACTGGGATGTAATTCACGGAATTATCGCTCAAGTTAGAGCAGCTAACGGTTCTGTAAACGGTATCTTTGTTGAGACTGGACAGTATCACTTGATGCTATCTGAGAAAGATGCTGACAAGCAGTACATCCTTCCTGCTGGTGTGACTTTCGATGCTCAAGGCGGAATCAACGCTTGGGGTGTAAGAATCATCCCAACTAACGCATTGACTGGAACTGCTGCTGATTTCGTAGGTGGCGACCTTTCTGTGATCAACGTTAGATTGAGAAGCGGTTTGCAGGTTGCTATCGGAGAGTCAGGTGATGACTTCATCGATAACTTGAAGACCGTGAGAATCGAGCAGAGATTGGTTCAGTTCATCTCAGCTAACGATGTTCCGGTACTTGTTAAAGGTACATTTGCTTCCGCTAAAAGTATCCTTGAGACTACTTAATTTGTCTGTTTTGTTTTGTTGATGTGTTAAGGCCTCGAATATTTTCGAGGCTTTTTCTTTTATTAAATAATGGATTTGTTAGATTTGACAAAACAAAACAATATGAGAAAATTTAGATTAATTAATTCAGATGGGTATAACTTTTCAGAAAAAGGAAAGATTTACAGAGGTATAGAGTTTTTAGGTAGAAAACAAGTTTTTGATTTAGTAGAAAAGTATCCAGAGGACTGGCAAGAGGTATTTGATGAACATACCAAACCACTCCACAAAGACACTGATTTGGGGCATTTTGCTGGGGTGGTATTGCGGGGGATTTTAGCAGACCCAAAAAAAGATGACTATCCAAAAGGTTTAGATAAAACAGCAATAAATATAGCCAAAGAACTAATTAAGCAATTAGACGAGGAAACCAAATGAGAAAATACAAAATCCAAAAGATTGAAGGCTCAAAGATTACTGGTCTTTACACAAAATTAGGTAGTGACTGCATTTGCACACCTTTTACCATTGAATTGCCTTCCAAGATGACCGCAAGCGAAATGAAGGCACACGTTGAACAAATACTAGACAAGATGCCATGAGAGCAAGGATAGACATCATTAACGGCTTGATTGACGAGAACGGATACAAGTCTTACTTGGAGATTGGATTGGGTGATGGAACGCATTTTAATGCAGTCAAGGCAGAGCAAAAGATAGGAGTTGATCCTGCCTATCCAAATGAAGGCAATATTTATGGGGCTGAATCAGATACCTTTTTTGTGGCAAACACTCAATCATTTGATTTGATCTTCATTGATGGCTTGCATCACTCGAGACAGGTAGAGCGAGACATTGTCAACTCTTGGAAGTGCTTGAATAAAGGAGGTACTATCTTGATTCACGATATTAAGCCTAAGAACTACGAAGAGCAGGTAGTGCCTATGGGAGACTATCCAACTTGGACAGGAGATGTTTGGAGGGCTTGGAATGGTCTAAAAAAGAAGTATGGCACTTTAAATCTGGACTACATCGAAGAAGAAAACGGACTAGGTGTGATCTATAAGTCACGGCACAAGATCGAACTAGGATTTGTGGATATGGTTTCGACTTGGGAGGAATACGATCAGGCTAAAGGATGGAAGGTATGATCAAACTATCTATCCTAGTTCCTTCGGTAGCTGAAAGAAGAGCCACATTTCTTCCAAAGTCTTTGGATATGATTTATGGTCAGTTGGAAGCATTGCCAAAAGAAAAGCAATCAGAGGTAGAAATTATTTATCTGATTGACAATAAAACCATGATGCTTGGAGATAAAAGAAATCTCATGGTAGACATGGCAAAAGGCAAATACATTGCCTTCGTAGATTGTGACGATAGAATAGAGCCTGATTACATTGCTACATTGCTACAAGCTACCGAATCAGATGCTGATTCTATTGTCTTCCAAGTATCGGTTTCTTTGAACGGACAAGCACCTAAAATATGCTACTATTCAAAGGACTATCCCAACGATTACAACACAGCAGATGCTTATTTTAGGCTACCTAATCACATTCCATGCATAAAGCGTGAGGTATCAAAGAAAGTATCTTTTCCAAGCCTTAAACGGGCAGAGGATGCGGGATACGCTAAACTTTTGAAGCCTTACTTGAAATCAGAATACAAGATTGACAAGGTGTTGTATCATTATGATTACAACGATATGACTACGGTAGCACAAGAGGATATTCCACAAATCAGAAGCAAACGTATGGCAAATTCAGATATTACCGTTGATGTGGTCTTTGTATCCAATGCAAGCAAGGTAGGCACTAGAATGACTCAGAACGCTATCAAAACTTGTATTCAGGGTGCAAATGGCTTAAGAGTTAATTGCATAGTGATTGAAGAGAAACGAGGCATTAACTATTCTAATGCTACAACATACAATCCAAATCAGCCATTCAATTATAACTACTACCTAAATTTTGGGGCTGTCAGAGGTACAGCACCATGGATCATGTTTTGCAACAATGACTTAGTGTTTAGAAATGGATGGCTTCATTCTTTATTGAATGCAGAATATCCAATTGTATCTCCTATATCCGTTGCTGACTTTAGGCAGAAAGGAATTACTGAGAACGAGAAAGGCTGGGAATGTGGAAGGAATCTATCAGGCTGGGCATTTATGATGAAACGAGACCTTTATAGTCAGATCGGAGGGCTTGACAATGACTTTGATTTTTGGTTTGCTGATAATTCATTGATTGAACAGCTAAAGCGTTTGGACTTACCGCCTATGCTTGTTCCTATGTCAAGAGTGGATCACCTTGGAAGCCAAACATTCAAGACTAAGAACATAAACGAGAGAAACGATCTGATGTGGGCAAAGCTTGACTTGTTTAATCAGAAGTATAATCAGAATCTATTTACAGATCATCCAAAATTCATAGAATGGAAAAGATTGCGGTCGGTATAACTACCCACAATAGAAGAGAAATATTTGAAGAGACCTTGAAAGAATGGAAAAAGTATCTCCCATCTAACGGGACTATTTTTGTGGTGGATGATGCATCTAAAGAGCCTGTTAAATCTGATTTTAGGTTTGAAGAAAATGTAGGTATTGCAAGAGCCAAGAATAAGTGCATTGAATTGACTGAATCATTTGATCATATCTTCTTAGTAGATGATGATGTTAGGCCAAAGAAAGCCGATTGGTTTAAACCATACATTGAATCGAATGTGAATCATTTGTGCCTTACGTTTGATAAAAAGAGCAATGGTAAGGTGTATAGTCCATCTATCCGCTGTGATGCAGAGATTTCAGGATTGATGTCTTATACTGCTCCTAATGGGTGTATGCTTTACATTAGAAAAGAATGCCTTGCTATTGCTGGAGGTATGAGGCCTGAGTTTGGATTGTGGGGTTTTGAACACGTGGAATATTCTCAAAGGATTCATAACCTTGGACTAACTCCAAAGCCTTTCATGGATGTCAAGAACAGCATGGATTTGTTTGATGTGTTGGATTGGCGATATGCGGTTACTTCTTCATTGACTATTGAGGAAAGAAGGACTAGCGGTCAAAAGAATCTAAAGATTTACGAAAAGTTTATGCATTCGGCTGAATTTGTGCCTTACAAATGAAGATTTGGTATTCAAATCCATACAGCACCTCCTTAAATATTGGAGGTGCTTACAATGAATTTATAAAGCAATTAAACCCAAATGAGGATGATTGGATCGTCTTACAGGATGGAGATATTATGTTTCTAACTCCTGATTGGGGCAAAAGGATTGAATCAGCTTTAGCCTTGGATGGGGATAAATTTGGCTTAGTTGGATGTTATACCAATATGCTAATGAATACCCATCAGCTACATGAGAAAAGGCACAACAAAGACAGAGACATCTTCAACCATTACCAAATAGCCTTGCAATATGATCAGCAAGGAATTGAAGAGTACAAAGGCATTGTGGCTGGCTTTTTTATGGCCTTTCAATACAAGACTTGGAAGGAGGTGGGAGGATTTGTAGAAAATAACATTGCTTGCGATACAATCTTCAATCAGATGGTCAGAGACAAAGGATTAAAGGTGGGATTGATCAGGTCTTTGTATGTATTTCATCTTTACCGGATATGGGCAGAAAAAGAGCCTTGGAATGAAAGGAAGCATTTAATGAAATAATTTTATAAATTATGCCATGATCAAACTAGTGCAGGACTATATTCCATTTAAGAAGGGAGAAATTCTTACCTTTGGGAAAGATCATGATGCAAAGCTAGTTAGTGAAGGCATTGCCGTGTGGACTAAGATTGCCAATTTAGACATCAGAAGAAAATGAGCGTTAAACGACCGTTGCAGATAGATTACCCATCACAAGTAGACACAGAGCCTATCACGCTTGCAGAGGCTAAAGCATGGCTTCAGATCGATTATTCTGATTGGGATGCTGTGATTATGAATGATTTGATCCCAAGGGCTAGAATCGAATCAGAGAAAGCTTCAGGGATGCTTTATGTAGAGCGTGAGGTAACTATCTCAAATAACAAGAGAGACGAGCGTATTTATCCTGTTGGTCCTTGGATTGAAGATGTGACCAAGGATGATAACGAAGTAGAAAATTATAGCTACCTAGCAGGATTCAATGAAGACAATCCATTGCCTCAAGATTTAAAAGTGGCGATGCTTAAAAGGATTGCTACCGACTTTGCATTCCGTCAGAACATGATTGATATTCAAACCTATTACACGGCAAAGTCTAGCTTTAGTGAAGAAACAAAATATAGATCAGATTTATTCGTATAACAAATGACACATAATACAGCTA